GCTCAGTGGTGCCGAAAATACTTGGCTGGTGACGGCCCGGGAAGATAGGGAGATGCCAACACAAAGCATACACCCAAACGGGTGTTTCGCTCTATATTCCTCCATAGCTCAGTCGGTAGTGCGAGTGTACAGAAATGTACTTGAAACTATTGCTTAGTCTAAGGAACAACTAAATATATTATTTAAGTCCACTACCGAGGACTTAAATGACAAAATAAGATTGCTCTTTGTGCAGTCTTGATGGAAATCTTTGAGCGATTCAAAGATAATTGTATATTCCTCCATAGCTCAGTCGGTAGAGCGCATGACTGTTAATCATGATGTCACTGGTTCGAGCCCAGTTGGGGGAGCCACGAAGAAAGTCAGTAATTAAGCCAAAAACGGCTTGTTTACTGGCTTTTTTGTTATACTTTCGTGGTTGTTCGGAACGTTGAGGAATGTACAAGATATTGTGGGTTGCTACAATGTTGCTACGAATTTCAGGTCGTAACAAGGCATTGACGGCTCAAAAAAATAGTCCCCGATTGATTTCGGGGGCTTTGTTGTTTTATGCGAGTTTTTTAACAGCATCATAGAGCGTGTCAAGCTCTTGAACAATGTAATGATTGATATCGGTTTTGTATTCTGCGTGTCCCATAAGTGCGATGATGTCCTCTTCCCTTGCTCCTGCCGCTGACATGCGAGTTGAAAAGGTTCGACGGCAAGAGTGCGGAGTAAACTCATTCCCTAAACCCATAGCCTGCATTGCAGGACGAAAAGCATATTTTAAAAAGTAATCCTTGTTCATCGGCTTGCCGAAGTCGTCACCAAGTCGGCAGAAGATAGTTTCGCCGTGATGATTTATGCAGTCGGTCACCATTTTTTGTATTTTAGGGTGTATAGGGATTAGTCTGTTTTTGCCTGCCTCTGATTTTATGCCCGCAATAAAATAAGGTATGCCTTGTTCGCTGACATGGTATTGCTCGATCGTGAGCGTCAAAAATTCTGACACTCTAAAGTTGAGATAACACATAATGTATGCGTAATCTGCATACGGTACTCGCCCTATGTTTTGCCGAATGAGCTCCAATTGTACCTCGGTGAATCTTGTAGCATTGATTTCTTCGGGTTCAGGGAGTTCTATAAACTCGGCGTAATTCTTGGCTACTATATCTTGTTCCAAAGCATACTTGTATATCTTGGTCAAAAATACTTTAATTTTATGCAAAGCCGAAAATTTCAGGCCGTCACACATTTTTGGCGTGTCAGTCGTTTTGTATGTACCTTTTCCATTTGACAGAAGATATTTTAGCTTGCCTCCGGCGCCTTCCTCATGATGTGGATTCTCGTAATAATCGACAACCGTCTGAAAATCAAATGTTTTTAGGTCTCTAAACTTACGGTTGTATAACGATCGTAGTTTAATCCAAGCGGCATTGTAAGAGCTCTTGGCATCGTCACTCAATTTTTGATATGCTTTAGTTTTTAACCAGCGCTCTCGCAGTTGTGCAAATGTAATGTTAATGTTGCTTGTGGGGGCTGATTCATAGTCTGTTAGGGCTTTGACAGCCTCTGTTCGTGTTGCGAATCCTCCGACATACACACGCTTGCCTGTTATTGTTGAGGCGACATACCACGGCTTTGTCTTGCTATCTTTGCGATAATAAATAGAGCCTGTGCCGTTTGCTCTCTTTGGCTGTCGTTTGGGTTTATCGGTTTGATTTTTACCGCAATACGGACAATACACAAAATCGTCCTGTAGTTCTTTGTTACATCTTCGGTTTATACATTTTTTCATTATTTTGCTCCTTTAAAAAGGGCGCAAAAATCCCCTGCAAAATGTTGTAATTTTCGCAGAGGTGTGGTACAATATTATTGCTCTAAAAAGTACCATTGCACCCGTGTAATGGTTTCCGCTCGACTTGCGCCAACAGGTCAGGGCGGATTTATTTTTGCTTAATTTTCGGTTTTGCCAAGCCTGTCAGCTAAAGCATCTCGACTTTCTCTAATATCACTATCAGATTTATCATTAAACATTTTTAACGATATGGTAGTTACACAAGTCTCAACATTGCTGTCTTTTTCAAAACTACTTGTTTTCACCTCTTCAATAAGTCTGTCAGAAATTTCTTCGAGTTGCTTTTGTGCATCATCTTTTGTTATTTCATAGTTTAAATAGCTGTCAGTAATTTCAAGTGCTTTAGTGCCTGCGGTGTACGCTTGTTCGCTAATTCCGTCGGGAATATTATTTTCTCCACAACCTGCAATAACAAAGATAAACATTGCAAGTAAAATAATCGAAAATATTTTCTTACATTTCATACTCTTTAGCCTCCTTTTTATTTACCAAAACAAGTTTGATTTCTCCATACCAAACTATAATTCCGTTTTCATTGGTAAAATTATTGATATATAGTTTTTCGTATCCGCAAATACGATAAAGATTATCAAGTACAAAATCAAGGTTTTCAGATTTTATGTTTCCGAGTTCTAAGCCGTTTGCAGTTACAGCTATGGCATATTTTCCGTCGTATATGTATTTGTTTAATGCAATTTTAATCTGCTCGCCACGATTTTGGCATTGTTTAATTACCTGTAAATTATGTGGGCGATCCTCGAACGTCACCCCAGCAAGTTTAAAAGTTCTTGCGTTAGTTAAACCTGTTTCAGATTTATCAAGCGGTAAATTCTTCGTACTCGAATATTTTTTATGTGGTGTATCAACAATTAACTTGTTATCACTTTGATTTGTTACCTCGTTATTAACGCTTGTTTGCGACATTGCTGTAGCAAAAGCAAAAATCACAATACAGACCAAAAATATAACGACACCAATTAAAATGCCGCCTATATCAAGTGACAACAATGATTTTACTCCAAAAGAAGCACCAAACATAGCAACAACAAATGAAATGATTTTAACAGCTTTTTTTACTCATTCCTAAATCCTCCTCTTTTGTGATATATATTGACAAAATATATATCGTGTATTAAAATAATATTGAAGAGGTTAGCGCCTTTTCATCCCTATTTTTGACCGCTCATAGTGCCAGCTGTGGGCGGTCTTTTTTTTATTTTTGGTTGCAAAGTCCGTTCTATGGGACTTTGTAATATATTGCCAGCATTTACCACTTGAAATTGTCGAACAAAGTTTCTATAATTTAATTATAGGAATTTCGTCCAAATCTTATGAATGAAAGGAAATTAATTCATGAAAAAGAACACAGCGATTAGACAAGAAATAATTGAATACATAGAATCAATCGAAAATCACAAAGCCTTAGTAGCCATACTAAAGTTTATAAAAATCATATATCGCCGTAACTTGAACGGTCGAGGGGGAGCTTAACGCTCCCCTTTGTTTTTATCTGAAACGCTTTTAATGAAATTTTTAAAAACTTGCCGCTCAAGCGGCGCCATACTTATATATGTACGAATAATGTCAATGTCGATTTCATCAAGGTCATACTCTGCTCTAAGAGCATCAATCACGACATCTTCACTTTCTTCATCAAACATCTCTCCCTCGCCTGTTTTTAACCATTCGAGATTTACATTAAAAACAGCTCCGATATCCTTTATAGTTCTTTCGGACAATTCTCTTTTTCCGTTTTCACATAAATTTATAAAATTACAACTCATGCCAAGTTTATCTGCAAATTTTTGCTGAGATAGTCCTAAATTTGTGCGTACAACCTTTAATCTATCATTAATGGTCATTGTGTTGTCACCTCTCTTCGCTTATTATTATAAAGCAAATTATACAACAAGTCAATATTTATTTTTAAAAAAGTTTTAAAATTATGTTGACAAGTCAAAGAAAAAGGATTACAATATATACAACAAGTCAACGAGGAGGTGAAAACGATGACAGATAAGCAGGAGATGGACATCAAGTCAATCGGTGCAGAGCTTGCAAAAATCTTGATTGATATGACAGACGAAGAAAAGGCTGTTGCTTTCGCAATGATGAAAGGAATGGTCGTGGGCAAGCAGATAGCCGAACAGCAGAAATCAGCATAAATAGGAGGTGTGAAAAAATGATTGACAAAATTCTTATCAATCCTAAAACAGGCGAGCCATACAAGAATGTACCGCCCAAAGTTGCCGCACAGTACCTCGACATTACTCCCGAATTTGTTTATAACGGACTGCGTGAGCAGAGGCTACCGATAGGCACGGCTTGCCTGTTCAAAGGCGGTAAATGGTCGTATAACATTCCGCTTGAAAGGCTCATAGATTACGCCACAAAATGTAATGTTATTATTGCAAAAGGAGTGTAACAAATGTGGCATTTAAGAAACTACCCGACAAAAAGGAAACTGCTCAAAGATGTTAAGGAGTTAAGAGAAGAAAACAAAAATCTCAAAAATGAGTTAAAAAAAGCTCGCCTTGATAAATCCCAAACCGAAGAAAATTACACAAACGCTCGATATGCATTAGGAGGTTATAAGAACGAGAACACTAAACTCTGCGAAAAACTTTCAATGTATGAATCAGCAAAGGCAGAAACATATGGTTTTGAATGTGTGGGGGTGAAGAAATGAGCAATAAAAAAAGTGCCTGCGACACTGTGAATGCCACAAGCACAAAGAATAATAAACCTAATTCAATTATATCCTCTGCAACAGAAAAAATCAAGTTGTGCAACAAAAAAAATCTTAAAGACCATAAATCTAAAGCAATTCTTGAGCCGGTAAAGAAAATGCTCTGCGAATTTTCGGCGCAGAACGAGGAATTTGCAAGAGCCGTTACGGCTGCAAAAAACCTTGAAAACCTGATTGACGAAGTGGGAAAGAAGCTCCCCGCTGCAGTTTCCGACCTTGATGTGTATCAGCAGATTGTCGGTAAGATTTTCCCCGGAGCAAAGGTTACTTTCACAATGCAGATACATATGTCTGAATACGAACTTGAAGAACCTAATGTCGCAGAGCAGAAAACGGATCCGGTAACTCTTGATCTCGGCAATCTTATAGATTGGTAGGTGTCAGCATGATTAAAAATCCTGACAGCCTGCTTAAAAAGATTCCTGATCTGACAGATGAACATGAAAAGCAGATAGCAATGTACTTTCCGCAGTATGCTTTCTACGAAAATAAAAGCAAAAGAACCTGCGACTATTTCTGCACAAGCTGTCAAAGCTCGGTACTTATGCTGTAGATGAACTTCACAAAAATAACCTTACATACAGACAGATTCTGAAGTACGGCAAAAACAATCGGAGAGTAATGCTGTGGAAGGATTATCTTGATAACTGCCAAAAACTTCCCGAGGGTATCGAAGAAATAATGCCGGCTCATCTTGAAGAGGCTCACGACAGAACGCTTGAAAAGGTTGCTTTCTATGCAAACAAAGAAGAAACGGAGCAGATTGCAAAAATGGCAAAGGCACTTTCTCCGTTGCTGATGAGCACAGACAGCCTTATAATGCTTGCCCCAAAAAGCGGTGAAGAAATAATAGCAGAGGGCAGAATATTACAGCATTGCGTCGGCGGATATGTAAGACGGCACGCAAGAGGTGACACGATAATACTTTTCATTCGTCATAAAGATAAACCGAAAATCCCGTTTTTTACGATTGAAGTAAATCCCGAAACATTGGAAATAATGCAGTGCCACGGTTACAAAAATGAGCGTGACAGCGGATTTAAAAAGCCGGATGAAATCAAGAAATTTGAAAAGCAATACGCTGAATTTTTGGAGGATATAAAAAATGTCAGAAATAACAGTAAGCGAACAGCATAAGCAGGCAATTGAACTGCATCAGAAGATAATTGTCAGCGCAAACCTTGCACAGCAGAACATATGGGATATGTGCAACGGGCTTAAAACAATGCGTGACAACAAGCTGTACAAGGAGCTTGGATATCAGAACTTTGAGGACTACTGCGAAACAGAGGTAGGTATGAAACGCAGTAACGCATATAACTATATTTCTATTGTAGAAAAAATAAATCCTGAAAATGTCCAATCGATTGGACAAATTGGAATGACAAAGCTTGCTCTTCTTGCCACCATAAGCGAACCCGAACAGGCTGAAATCGCCGAAAAGCTTGACCTTGAAAACACAACGGTCAAGCAGTTAAAGGCAGAGATTGACAGCCTTAAAGCTGAAAAACAGGAGGCAACCGACAAGAGCATTGACTATTGCCGACAGCTCAATAACGCTAAGAAAGACGCCGACTATTACAAACAGCAGGCGGACACTTCAAAAGAAAGCTATCGCAATATTGAAAATCAGCTTGCAGAGGAAAAGAACAAAAATTTCAAGCTGACGAATAAAGTTCAGGAGCTTGAAAGCCGTCCTATCGAAGTCGCCGTTGCAGAGCCGAGCGACAATGAACGCAGACTCAATGAAACGATTAAGGCTTTGGAAAGGGAGAACATTAAGCATTATGACGAACTCGAAGAAGAGTATCGCAATAACGAAAAAATCGTCAGAAAACAGCTTGAGGATGAAAAGCAGGAGGCTCTTCGCAAACAGAAAGAGGAGTATGAAGAAAGGCTGAAAAATGTTCAGACTGCCGACGGTCCATCAGATGACAAGGATGTCTTTAAGGCATACTTTTCAATTGCATATGACAGCTTTGTCCGTATGCTCGATTTCGCCAAGCAGTCACAGGACAAGGAATTTTTCAAAGGCAAGGTTGAACATCTTATCAATGCACTTGCCACACAAAACATAAATCTTTAAGGGGGAACAACAATGAAACTTTATGAGCTTACCGAGATGTACTCGGATTTATTTAATCAGTTTGACGCTATCAACGAATGGGAACCTGATACGAATGCAGACGGAATGCCGATTGATGATGACGGTAATATTATTGCCAATGTGGACGCATACCGCAACAAGATGTTGACAGCGTGGTTTGATACTCTCACGGGTATTGAGGGCGAATTTGACGAGAAAGCTGAGAGTATTGCAATCTACTACAAACAGCTTCTTGCTGAGGCTAAAATGCTTAAAGCCGAAAAGGCGGCAATTGCAAAAAGACAGTCACAAAAAGAAAAACAAGCGGAGAGTCTTAAAACCTATCTGTTTAAGTCAATGCAGGCACTCGGCAGACAGAAGATTGATATGCCGAGAGCGGTTATGTCGCTTAAAAAGAACGCTCCGAGCCTTGTTGTTGATGATGAAATTTCATTTGTTGAGTGGGCAGAGGAACACAATCTTGGCCACCTCTTAAAGTACAGTATGCCCGAAGTGAAAAAGAATGATGTCAAGGCTCTCTGCAAGAAGGGCGAAGAAATCCCCTTCGTACATATGGAAGCCAAGCAGTCATTAAGTATTAAGTGAGGTGTTATTTATGGGATTACCTATATTGGTTTTAGGATATTCAGGCAGCGGAAAATCTGCCTCTTTAAGAAATTTCAAAGCAAATGAACTGGCTCTTGTGAATGTAAACGGAAAATCACTTCCGTTCAGAACCAAATTTACTTCTTCAATCAATTCCGACAACTACATAGATATTGAGGACTTTATCAAAAAGCAGAAATGTAAGTCGATTGCAGTTGATGACGCACAGTATCTCATGGCTAACGAGTATATGAGAAGAGCCAAGGAAACAGGCTTTCAGAAGTTTACCGATATCGGTAAAAATTTTTGGGAGCTTGTGAAAGAGGTTGAAACTCTCCCGAATGACACGATTGTTTATTTTCTCAGCCATATTGAAACCGACGAAAACGGCAGACAGAAAGCTAAAACAATCGGCAAGTTGCTTGACGAAAAAATCTCGGTTGAGGGAATGTTTACCACGGTTTTGAAAACTGTTGTCGTTGACGGCAAGTATCTTTTTGCAACACAAACGGACGGTAACGATACCTGTAAAAGTCCGATAGGCTTGTTTGATTCAATGTACATATCAAATGACCTTAAAATTGTTGATGAAGCATTGAGAACATACTATTCAATGCAACCCGAACAGTATTGTGATGAGTGCAAAGCACCGATACTTTCGGACGGCAAACGCACCGTTAAACAGATCATTGACGGCACAACAAAAAATTACGGCAGACAACTCTGTATGCAGTGTGTTGCAAAGCTGATAAAGCAGAAGAAACAGGAAAAGCAGAGAGAGGGTGCAGACAATGCAACTTCGACCGTATCAAAATGACCTTGTTGAACAGGTAAGACAGGCTTGGAGAGAGGGTTACAAAGCTCCTTGCATTGTCCTTGGTTGCGGTGGCGGAAAATCCTGCATTGTTGCAGAAATTGCAAGACGAACAACTTGGAACGGGAAACGGGTGCTGTTCCTTGTTCACAGGAGAGAGCTTGTTGACCAAATATTCAGAACCTTTGTCCGCTGGGGTGTGCTTATGGATTTGTGCCAAATCGGTATGGTGCAGACCTTTACACGAAGATTGAAGAAACTGCCAAAACCCGCACTTATCATCACAGACGAAAATCATCACAGCCTTGCACAAAGCTACAAACGCATTTACGAACATTTTTCGGATGTTCCGAGGGTTGGCGTCACCGCAACCCCTGTCCGCTTAAACGGTGACGGTTTGGGCGATGTCAACGATAAATTAATAATCGGGGTGAGTACAAAATGGCTCATTGAACATAACTGCCTTGCCCCGTATGACTACTACGCTCCGAGTGTCGCCGACCTTACGGGTTTACACACCAAAATGGGCGAGTATGTCACCGCCGACATTGAAAAGGCAATGATAAAAAACACGGTATTCGGTGATGTTATCAAATATTACAAACAGCTTGCAGACGGTAAGAAAGCCGTCTGTTACTGTTCTTCGGTAAAGCACAGTCTTGCAACAGCGAAGGCATTTCGTGACGCAGGAATTTCAGCCGAGCATATTGACGGAGCTACTCCAAAGGCACAGAGAGAACAGATTATAGCCGATTTCAGGAACGGCAAAATTACAATCCTCTGCAATGTGGATTTGATTTCAGAGGGCTTTGATGTGCCTGACTGCGAATGTACAATTCTGCTCCGACCTACTCACAGCCTTACGCTTTACATTCAGCAGTCAATGCGGTGTATGCGTTATAAGCCAAACAAAAGGGCGGTAATCATTGACCATGTGGGCAACTATGCAAGGCACGGAATGCCTGATGACGACCGAGAATGGACGCTTGAAAAACGCAAAAAGCTGAGTGTTAAAAAAATCGAAAAGGAGCAGGAGGAAAAGGTCAGACAATGTCACGAATGTTTCTTTACATTTTCAGCACCGCCGGCAGGGCAGAAAGCCGTGTGTCCGCATTGCGGTTATGTATTCCCGACAGCCGAAAGGACCGTTGAAACCGATACCACCGCAAAGCTCATTAAGGTTGAGGGATTCAAGCTTGATTTCAGCACACCCGACGATTGCCACAGCTATGCGGACTTGCTTGCATACGCAAAAAGCCACGGCTACAAAACAGGCTGGGCATATTTTCAGGCACGAAAGAGAGGTATGATAGCTTGACAGAAGAACACGCAATTCAGAACAAAATCCGTATTGCAATTGCACCGTACTGCGATATTTTCCGTATAAATGTAGGTGCAGGCTTTACAAAGGACGGCAGATATTTCAATACGGGAGTTCCGCCCGGATTTTCAGATTTGTTCGGTGTCAGAAAATCAGACGGAAGAGCGGTTTTTATCGAGGTTAAAACTCCCAAGGGCAGACCTACCGAAAAACAACAGAAATTTATACAGATGATGAAACTCAACGGCGCTGTTGCAGGAGTGTGCAGAAGTGCCGATGAGGCGATAGAGTTAATTACAAAGGAGTAAAATTATGGGATTTAAAGCAAATTGGAGCGAGGCGGCACAGTCTAACTCACTCAAACCCGAGGGCGATTATGAGTGTCTTATCGCTAAGGTTGAGGAGAGAGTAACAAAGAATGGCAAAGAAAATCTGAACATCTCAATGGTAATCAGAAATGATGTTGAGCAGAACTATAAAAACGGATATATATTTGATACATTGTGGAAGAAGAAAGAGCCTACAAACGCAGACTTGCAGGTCAAGGGATACAGCTATGGTCAGATTATGGCACTCGGCAAGGCGGCAGGACTTCCCGATGGCAAGGAGTACGACAGCCTTGAGCAGTTCTGCGGTGAGCTTGTCAATAAGCCGTTGCGTGTAACTATAAAGCACGAAGAATACAACGGAAAAACACAGGAGCGAGTAAGCTGGAGAAATCCTACAAAATATCCGACTGTAAAGCATATTCCAAAGCAGACGACAACCAATACAGCTACAGCCTATGCACAGCCACAGCAGAGTTATGCACCTGCACAGACAGCAAATCAGGGCTTTGTTGATATGCCGATTGACGATGATTTGCCGTTCTGATTTTAAAAAAATTCTTCGGGAATTGCATAAAACAGTGCAATTTTCACCGTGTTTTTCCTTATATATGGAGGTGAAAAAATGGGCTTTACAAATTTAAACCCAAATAAAAATAAATATTTTGCAGTTCCCGAGGAATTGAAAGGTTACAAAAACTGGGTGTGCTGGCAGTCATATCCAGATCCGAAATCGCACAGCGGAATTTCAAAGAAACCGATAAATCCAAGAACGGGTGGCTTTGCAATGCCGAATAACTCGGACACTTGGTCAGACTTTGAAACAGCAGTCAGAGAATCCGCCAAATATTCGGGTATAGGCTTTATGTTCTCAAATTCACCGTTTTTCGGTGTTGACCTTGACGATATGCCGAATGACATTCAGGACTACCAAAACGGCGGAGCTGACAACATAATCAGCGAGTTTGTGAACACTCTGCAGAGCTATTCTGAATTTTCGCAGAGCAAGGCAGGCGTTCACATAATCTGCAAGGGAACTCTTCCCGAGGGCAGAAGAAAGGCGAAGAATGATTCGGGCGGTTTTGAAATGTACGAAAACGGCAGATTCTTCGTTGTGACAGGCGATTACTGCTCTGCATATGCGTACATAAACGATTGCACCGAAAGCATAAAGCCGTTGCATTCAAAGTATCTCGGCAAGGCAACAGAGCCACAGCCTAAGCTCCGTAACATTGAGGTCAATCCGAACACCGTTGACGATATTGTCAGAATCGCCTGCAATGCCAAGAACGGAAGTCTTTTCAAGGCTCTGTACAGCGGTGATTTTTCGGCTTACGCGTCACAGAGCGAGGCGGACATGGCTTTTTGCAATATGCTTGCGTTCTGGTGCGGTTGCGATACCGACAAAATGGATTCGATTTTCAGACAATCAGGCTTAATGCGTGACAAGTGGGACAGAAAACAGTCGGGTACAACCTACGGCATTATAACCCTGCAAAAGGCTGTGTCGGGCTGTACACAGACCTATAACCCAAAACAGCATAACGATTATTCAATTTCAATCGGTGACGGCAAGGCTGTTCAAGCGGTTGACGAAGAAAAAATGCGTGCCTACACCTTTGACGATATGGGCAATGCCGACAGGTTCGTTGATTTATTCGGCGATAATGTAAGGTATTGTTACACCGAGAAAAAGTGGTATTACTACAATTCAATGAAGTGGTGCATTGACAATATCGGGGTAGTTTTGCGAATGGCGGACAAAAGCGTTGAGGCTATGAAAGCCGAGGCAAAGCTATACTTGCAGGCTGATGAAGAGAACGGCGGAGATATGTCAAAAGCATTTGAAAAGCATATGAAAGCAAGCCGTTCCAACAAATCAAAAAAAGCAATGCTCAACGAGGTTGAACACCATATCCCCGTACTTCCGGCACAAATGGATAAATACCGTATGGCATTAAACACCCCAAGCGGGATAATCAACCTTAAAAACGGCGAAATGAGGGCACATAATCCCGAATATTATTTTACAAAGATTACTTCGGTTGACTGTTCTCAAACGGCAGAGTGTCCCCGTTGGCTTGCATTTCTTGACGATATTTTTGCAGGCGATAAGGAGCTTATTCGCTACATTCAAAAGGCGGTCGGTTACAGTCTGACAGGCTCAACAGCCGAGCAATGCGCATTCTTCCTTTACGGCACGGGACGAAACGGCAAGAGTACATTCATTGATGTTATCCGTGATGTATTCGGCGATTATGCCGCAAACATTCAGCCTGAAACAATTATGGTAAGAAACTCTCAGAGCAGTGCCATAAACAGCGACATTGCACGGTTAAAGGGCGCAAGACTTGTCACCTCGGTTGAGCCGAACGAGGGCGTGCGAATTAATGAGGGACTTCTCAAACAGCTTACGGGTGACGATACCGTAACGGCAAGAAAGCTGTACAGCGAGGAATTTGAGTTCAAGCCCGAGTTCAAGCTGTGGATGGCGACAAACCATAAACCGATTATCAGAGGCACCGACACGGGCATATGGCGAAGAATACATATGATACCGTTCAATGTTCAGATTCCCGAGGATAAGGTTGATAAGAACCTTACGCATAAGCTCAAAGCCGAAATGACCGCAATTTTCAAATGGTGTATTGACGGCTGTATTCTGTGGCAGAGAGAGGGTTTGAAAATGCCGTCTGCCGTTCTTCAGAGCGTGAGAGAGTACAAGCGTGAAATGGATGTCATTTCCGCCTTTATCGAGGACAGATGTGTGTTAGAGGGTTCGGTTCAGGCAAGCACGCTCTATGCTGCCTATACAAGCTGGGCAGGGGATAACAACGAATATTGTATGTCAAATACCAAATTCAGCACCGAACTTGCCAAACGATTTGAAAAGGTAAGAGGCAAAAACTATAACTTTTTCAACGGCATTTCACTTTCTAAAGATTGTTGAGGTGGAGGGTGGTGGAGGGTTTGACGGTTTTTCTAACCTTTCGTATAAGAAAAATAAACTAATATTATATATATAGAAAGGGTTCTTTAAAATAGCCCCAAACCCTCCACTACCCTCCGAAAGAGGTAATATGAAAAAATATGATTTTAAAAATCCACAGGTGTTTGAACAGCTTGAAGATAAAGCAATTGACGGTCAGCTTGATTACTCAGCCTTTCCTCCGCCCGAATATAAATACTTTTCAAGGCTTGCAAAGGTCGGCTACAACAACCGTCATAAAGGCTGGGACATAAACATCTGCCTTGAATGGCAGGACAAGCTCAGAACGGAGTATAAGCGTGATAGGGACAACGCAGACGAATACCGTATGCTCTCACAAAGAATTATGGATAATGTAAAGAAAAGTGCCGACTTCGTCCGTAAGATGTATCAGTCCCAAACCAACGAGCAAACCGTAATCAATGCCCTCCAAGCCTTAGAATGTCTAACCAACGAAAACGGCTTAACCAAAAGAATAACCGAAAAATTAAAGGAGAATGAAGAATGAGAGAAATATTATTTAGAGGCAAAGCGATACACCGTGACGAAGGTTGTCACCGAACAGAATACCAGAATGGCGAATGGGTGTATGGGTTAGTTACAAAATTGTATGATGAACAGTTTAAAAATTTACCCGCAGAAATGACGAATACAAACGGCATAAGTGGTATCGAAATTGATTACAAAACAATCGGGCAGTACACCAATATGCTCGATAAGAACGGTAAGAAAATTTTTGAAGGAGATATTGTTGATTTCTCGAAACGCCCTGATAATGGCGACTATGGAGCTGTTATATATGACGCAGATGAAACCGAATTTGGGATTGAATACTACAATATCTACAGAAGTCTCGGAAAAAATTATTATCCTGAAAATATTGAAGTTATCGGAAATATCTATGACAATCCCAAACTTGTAGGACGGTGAAAACAATGACAAACTTTGAAAAAAATCAAATAGATGTCAATTGACTGCACAAAACATTGGCTTGAAAGTGAGGTGGATATGGATTGACGGTTAAAGATTATTTATATTCGGTCAGGGTTTCGGATAAGCTGATCAGAACGAAAGAACACGAGCTGTTGAAACTTAGGCTGAATATTGCACAGGTATCGGTTAAGCATAATGAGCCTGTTAAGACATCGGGAGTGAATGACCCTATGCGGATTGTGGACAGGATTGCAGACCTTCAGGCTGAAATCAATCGGGAAATTGACAATCTTGTGCGGTTGAAAACTGAAATCCGCAGTAAAATCAACGCACTTGACGATTACCGTTACATTGCAATTTTGACCGAGTATTACATAAATTGTCAGAGGTGGGAGGATATTGCCGAGAGTATGGAAATGAGTGTAAGGCATACCCTGAGATTGCACGGCGAAGCGTTACAGGCGTTCCGAAAAAAGTTCGATTTCTCGTAAAATTATTTTGAAATGTCATTGAATGTCACCCTTACCCTGCGTATAATGGTATTATGAAAGTTTGACAAACAGGACATATGTAAAACTCTCCTAAGATAAAAATCGCACAGACCGCTCTCGTTTGAGGGCGGTTTTGTGTTGTGAGGTGAAATTGATGTATAAAGACAAATGCGGTACAGGTTACGAAAATAGCACAAGAGCGATTTTTCAGGGTGCAGGAGAATATGACATCCCGATTATTGAGCCTACAAAAATTACAGAAAACAACTTTATCGGATTTAATGAAGTTTTGAGCAGTAAGCAGAACAACTGCTCACGGGCACCCTGATAATCAATCGACACAAGCCGCAAGACGATTACTGGCAAAACAAGGAATTGACTGGAAAACAGGCAAGAAAATTAAATCATAATAAATTCAAAAGGGTGTTATAATGGGCGGAAGAGGCTCTTCAAGCGGTATAAGTGATAAGGGAAAGAAGTACGGTACAGAATATCACACAGTTGCTCAATTTGGTGAAATAAAAGTAATTCGTATGAATGGTAATACTTCGATAAAAGCTCCTATGGAAACTATGACAAAAAATAGAGTGTATGCTACTCTTGACAAACAGAGCAACATCAAAAGTGTTACTTTTTATGACAACTACGGCGAAAGAATAAAACAAATTGACGTTAAAGGTAGACCTCATAATGGAATGATGCCACATACCCATTTGGGTTATGAACATAATGAAATTGGAGATCGTCAATTGACTGATAAAGAACAGAAATATGTAAGTGTATTATTGAATAAATGGGAAAGAAAAAGAAAACACTTGAATATTTAGAAATTTATTGATATAATATTATAAACGCAGGGGATAGTTTAAATAGGAAAACAGTTTTTACAGATTCCGGTGCAACTCCGGAAACCTGTGTTTAAAGACAGTACAGAAATGTGCTGTCTTTTCTTTTGCTTATTTTTAGAAAGGGCGGTGATACCGTGAAAGACAAATTAAATGCAAGACAGCGTAAATTTGCTGAATATTATGCACAAAGCGGTAACGCCGCTGAGAGTGCTGTTAAGGCAGGATATTCCGCAAAATATGCTAATACCAATGCTTCAAAATTACTACAAAATACTACAATCGCAAATTATATCAAAGAGCTTTCCGATAAGCTCAAAGATGAGCGCATTATGAGTGCGAAGGACAGACAGGTTGCTTTGTCCGACATTGCAAGAAATGACGGGCAGGACACCTCCGACAGAATCAGGGCGATTGACACGCTCAACAAGATGACGGGCGAATACACCGTTAAGGTTGACGCAAAGGTTGAGCAGTCCGAAAAGCTATCCGATGTGTTCAGGCAGTTGGGCGGTGAGGGACTGAGTGAGTAACAAATTCCCGTTGTCACAAAAGTATATCGACTTTATCAACACAACAAATGTGTCGGCTGAATTTCTTGAAGGAACTACAGCGTCCGGCAAAACTACCGTCGGAGCAGGCGTTAAGTTTATGCGAATGGTGTCGCAGTCGCCGAAGAAGCTTCACGCAATTGCCGCCAAAACTACGGGCAAGGCTGAGGAAACTATAATTCAACAGGACAACGGTATTCTCGACTTGCACCGCAACGCTGTCTATTGTGGTAACGGCGACAAGGATTACAAGCTGCCACATATCAAGTTTGAGGACAAAATTATCTATATTCTCGGCTACAGCAGTCGAGATAAATGGGAAATGGTACTCGGTGCGCAGTTTGGGTGCGTTTATATTGACGAAATCAACACCGCCGATATCGAGTTTATCCGAGAGATGTCAACCCGTAATGACTATATGCTTGCAACGCTGAATCCCGATGATCCGAGCCTGCCTGTGTATAAGGAGTTTGTCAACCGCTCCCGTCCTTTTAAAAAATATGAAAACGATGTTCCTCCCGAGATTACGGCGGAGCTTACCGAAGAACCTGTACCGAATTGGCGGTATTGGTTCTTTTCTTTTGCCGACAATTTAAGTCTTACACCTGAACAGATTGAAAAGAAAAAGAACTCTGCACCGAAAGGTACAAAGCTCTATAAAAATAAAATCTTAGGTTTGCGAGGCAGAGCAACAGGTCTTGTGTTCCCGAATTTTGAGAGGGCAAGACATATCAAATCAAAAGAGTGGGCAGGAAAGTTTTTGAACTGTAACCGCAAGTCGGAACACTTTGTTCAGTTCACCGCAGGTCTTGATACCGCCTATTCGCAGAAGTCGCCTGACACTATCGCAATGACATTTTACGGCATTACCAATCACGGCACGTGTGTTCAGCTTGATGAAAGAGTTTATAACAACGCTGAAATGCAAACACCTATTGCCCCGAGTGACACGGTGAAGAATTTTATTGATTTTCTTGACCGCAACCGTGATGAATGGGGCTTTGCACGCACGGCTTTTATTGACAGCGCCGACCAAGCGACTATTACCGAATTTCAAAAGTATAAGCGACAGCACGGCTGTGTCTATGACTTTGCAAATGCATGGAAGAAAACGAAGATTATCGACCGAATCAATCTTGTACTCGGCTGGCTTGCCACCGACTGTTATTTTGTGCTTGAACATTGTAAAAACACGATTGCCGAGTTTGAAATTTACAGCTGGCGAGAGGATAAAGACAACACACCCGAGGACGGTCACGACCATTGCATTAACAGCGGTCAATATGCGTGGCTGCCGTTTAAAAATATTATTGGAAGTGAAATAAATGGGGCTGATTAACAGAATGGCTGAATCTATCAGATCGGGAATTAAAAACTTTTTGCAGATTACTCCTGCAAGCGACAAAACAATTACCGTCACCGAAACAAGCAATCATCTGACCGAGTGCTTTATCAATCGCATTTGGTATTGGGGCAACAGCAGACAGCTTGCGGAGCTGTACAGGCAGATTGATACAAACAAAACTATGTTTTGGGCGGCAAAAAGCACAAAGGGGCTTGAAATCCGTAAAATACACACAGGCTTGCCGGCACTCATCTGCGAAACGCTTGTGAATATCGTAATTGCCGACTACAACGGCACAGATGTTACAAGTAAAAATTCAACCGCTTATGCAGAGCGTTGGGAAGATATTGAAAAGCAGAACAAGCTGTCCGACACGGTTAAGCAAATGCTCCGTGACCTATGTGTTGTCGGTGACGGTGCTTTTAAGGTCAGCTTTGACACGGCTGTATCAGATGTTCCGATTGTTGAATGGTATCCTGCCGAAAACATCGACTTTACATATGTGCGCGGCAGAATCCGAGAGGTTAAGTTTTACACCGATTACACGCAAAAACACCGCCGTTACCGCTTTGAAGAAACATACGGTTACGGCTATATTCACTATGCTTTGTATGATGACAACGGCAAAGAGATTGACCTGCACACGGTTGACGCTCTTTCATGGATTGATTCAAAGGGTGTTACATTTGACGAATCATATATGTGGGCTGTACCTGTCCTTTACGGCAAATCGTGCCACAAGGGCAGAGGTGCGGGCATTATCGGCATAAAAACAGACGCTTTCGACAGCCTTGATGAAGTGTGGTCACAGTGGATGGACGCACTCAGAGCCTGCCGAACAAAGCAGTATGTGCCTGGTTGCCTTGTTCCGAGAAATCCCGAAACCTGTCAGCCAATATCGCCAAATCCGTTTGACAACCGATTTATCACCGTGGGCAACGATATGTCTGAAAACGGCAACGGCAACAGGATTTACACCGAAAGTCCGCAGATTCAGCACGAAAGCTATTTGAGTTCATACATTACTGCCCTCGACCTCTGCTTACAGGGCATTATATCGCCGTCAACTCTCGGCATTGATACGAAGAAGCTTGATAATGCAGATGCTCAGCGTGAAAAGGAAAAGACAACCCTTTACACAAGGCAGAACCTTGTGAAAATTACGCAGAACGCACTTCAAAGCCTTGTTGCAGTTGTACTCAATGCAGACGGTGAACTTAACGGCAAGGGTATTGTTGAGGGCTTGGAAGTATCCGTAAACTTCGGCGAATATGCAAATCCGAGCTTTGAAAGTCAGGTTGAAACCGTGTCAAAAGCAAGACAGGGCGGTTTGATGTCAGTTGAAACCTCGGTTGACGAGCTTTACGGCGACAGCAAGTCGGAGGATTGGAAAGCCGAAGAGGTGCAGAGAATTAAGGAAGAGCAGGGCATTGCAGGCGAAGAAGAAAAGTCGGAGCTTAACGATGTGGACCTTACCGACACAGAAGAACCTGACAATAACGCAGATGATGAAGAAAATACGGAAAATAATGCAGAAAAAACCGAAAGCAATCCCGAACAGAACGATACACAGGTAAACAATGAGTGATTACAATATCAGAGAAGCCTTTGAAAAAATCGAAGATGAACTGATTGACAGCATGATGAGAAATTTCAGCCGTCACAGAGCCGAAGAAACCAAAGAGGGTTACAACTGGACACAATGGCAGGCTGAACAGCTCAAAAGTCTTGAAGAGTATCGTAAGCACAACGCAAAGAAATTCGGCAAGCGTTTCAAAACCATTAACAGCAAGGTTGAAGAGATGATTCGCACCGCCAAAGCTGACGGAAATGCAAGTCAGGAGGCAGAAATTCTTGAAGCTGTCAAGGACGGTTTCAAAGCCCCGAAAAAGCCGTCAGCACACAGCACAGCCGAGTTTTTTAAGGTGAATGACCGTAAACTTGACGCACTCATAAAATCGACCACAGACGATTTAAAGAGGGCAGAAACGGCAGTTTTGCGTATGAGCAACGACAAGTACCGCAAGGCGATTTTTAACGCACAGGTTGCAATGAACACGGGTGCGGTTACATACGAAAAAGCCGTTGATATCGCCTGCAAAGATATGCTCAACGCAGGTCTTAATTGTGTGGAATACAAAAACGGTGCAAGGCATACGCTCTCGGATTATGCGGATATGGCGGTTAAAACAGCCAACAAAAGAGCCTATCTTCGTGGCGAGGGCGAAAAGCGAGCCGAATGGGGAGTATCCCTTGTTGTTGTGAATTCAAGACAGGGCGGCTGCCCCGATTGTGCAAAATATATCGGCAAGGTGTTTATTGACGATGTGTATTCAAACGGCAAAAAGTCAGACGGAAACTATCCGCTTCTCTCAACCGCAATCAAGAACGGTTTGTTTCATCCAAGATGTAAGGACAGCACAAGTACATATTATCCCGAACTTGATGATTTGGACGCACCGTTGTCTGAAGATGAAATCAAAGAGCTTGACCGTCAGCGAGGAATTGAGGAAAAACAGCAGTATGCACAGCGTCAGGCAGAACGCTTTGACCGCCGTGCCGAATACAGCCTTGACGAGGACAATAAACGCATTGCCCAAACCCGAGCCGATGAGTGGCACGATAGGGCGAATACGCTTGAAGAAAAGACAAAGCAATTCTCACTAAACACCAATGAACAGAAATATTACAGACCTGTTTTTGAAGAAGATATATCAAAAACTTTTGAACGCAAAATTGAGGGCGAAACAATTACAATTGATACCCGCAAGGCAAATACATTGTGTGACAATGTTTATATTTCAGATAAGGTAAAGCTAAAACGAAAAGAACTTCATGATTTTGATATGCAAGTGAGAAAAGCGTTTGATATGCTCGGAGAGGTTGAAACAAGCGGAAAGCCTGAAATTTGTATTGTCACTCCCGAAGAAATGCGAGTAAATGCTATTGCTTCATATATGCCAATGCAAAATGTTCTAAATGTCAATTCAGCATACTTTTCAACAAGTGATTTGTCAGGCTTACAAGAAAACTTGGCTTGTCCGCAAGACAGATTGAGTACAATTCTGCACGAACTGATTCATTGGCAAGACGCTAAAAATTACAGAGCAAAATTCGGAAGTATTAACGATTATTTTGAATATTGCGATTACCTTAATAAAATTTATGCTCCAAAGGTTGAAAAATTGATAAATAACGGTTATAATATAGAGGATATAAGTGAGTATGCTTTTGAATGCTTAAAAGATAAAGCTATGGATGAAGTGTATAATGAGTACAGAGTCAGCAAACTTTTAGGGTGATGATAGTATGAGATTGATACAAACTGAAGAACAAAAATCTCTATGGAATGCGTTTAAGCCGTACCTTGTAACAAATGGTTTAAATGTCACTTTGCGTGAAGATGCTCCACAAGAAGCTAAAGATGCTGAAGCACTTTACAGTAAGCTTAGAGAGAAACAAAAAATGCAATATCTAAAAAATAGTGGCATAATCTAACCGCTCCGTAAAAAGGGCGGTTTTGTTGTTTAACTTGCCGAGAATATGTTCAGAGCAAGAAAAACGGCTTGTTCACGGCATTGCTTAACTTGCCTGTAACTTGCCGTAACAGAACTAAATACATCAAATCAGCACTTTGAGAAATCAGAGTGCTTTTTTATTGCATTTAAACCGGTCGAAATCGACCAGTTTAAAATATTGAAAAGGTGGTGACAGAATGAAAATCAGAGTAACAACAGCATTTAACGACAGGCAGAACGGCTATGTAACCCGACCTGTGAATGAAGTTTTTGAATGCTCCGAGCAGAGAGCAAAGGAACTCATTGACGGCGGTTTTGCAGAAGAGGTCAAACCTGACGCTCCCAAAAAGCCGAGAGCCAAAGCAGTTAAAACAGAAAAAACAGAAAAAGCGGATTAAGCACTTTACGAATATGTAAGGTGCTTTTTTATTGTCCGAAGACATTAAACTACGGGAGACACCGTGCAAAACTGAAACAGAGAGACACTCTATAAACTGATTACGGGAGACACCCGAAAAACCGAAAGGATATGAAAAAAATGGCAGAACCAAATCCAACACCAACCCCCAATGAACCGACACCTGCACCGCAGGGAACACCGCAGGGAAACGCTCCTGCCTTTGATTATGACAAGCTCGCAAGCCTTATTACAGGCAAACAGAGCGTGACAGAGGACACCGTTTTGAAGTCATATTTTAAGGAGCAGGGATTGTCAGCCGATGAGATGAAAGAGGCTATCGGTGCTTTTAAAAAGCAGAAAGCCAAGAACACTCCCGACTTTGCAAAAATGCAGTCGGAAGTTGAATCCGCAAACAACGCAAAACTTATGGCAGAAGTCAACCAATCGGCAACCCTCGAAGCCGTAAAACAGGGCGTTGACATTGCAACCGTTCCGTATGTGCTTAAAATTGCAGACTTTTCAAAGGCTGTGACAGACGGCAAGGTCAATGCGGAAAAGCTGACAGAGGCTGTTAAAAAGGTGCTTGACGATATCCCCGCACTCAAGGGCAAACCTGCCGAGAACGGCACAGGAGTTAAGAAAATCGGCGGTGACGGCAACAGCGACAAAAATTTAACAGAAGATGCCTTAAGAGGAATTTTCGGAATCAAATCTAAAAAGTAAGAAAAGAGGTAAATAATTATGGCAGTATTAGAATACGCAACTATTTTCAGTAATGTTTTAAGAGAATTGTACGGTCAAGCCCTTACTTGTGATGACCTTTACCACTCAAACTCTGACATTCAGATTATCAACGGTAAGGATATTAAAATCCCGAAACTCTCGGTCAGCGGTTATAAAGACCATACACGAGGTGCAGGCGGTTTTAATTCGGGTACATATTCAAACGGTTACGAAACCAAAAACCTTGACCACGACAGAGATATTGAGTTTGCTATCGACCCTATTGATGTTGACGAAACAAATATGGTAGTAACTATCGCAAATATTCAGACACGCTTTGAAAAAACACAGGCTATACCTGAACTCGACTGTTATACTTACAGCAAGCTTTATACAGAAGCTAAGCGAGTTGGTGCAACAGTAAAAACTACTGCATTAACTGCGGCGAATGTGCTTGCAGATTTTGACGATAACCTTGAGGCTTTTGCCGAAGCAGGTGTACCGCTCGACAGGGTTATTCTTTATGCGACACCACAGTACAAAAAGCTTTTGAAGAATGCAGAGGGTATTCAGAGAACACTTGAAATCAGTTCCGCAAAGGGCATTGACCGCCGTGTTCGTTCCGTTGATGATATTGATAAGATTGTAGAAGTGCCAAGCTCAAGAATGAAGTCTTTGTTTGATTTTACAAACGGTTGTGTTGCTGACAGCTCAGCTAAGCAGATTGACTATATTCTTATTGACCCGGAAGCACAGGTGTCAAGAGTTAAGTATTCATATATCAATGTCTATACTCCGGGTTCTGACAGCCGAACAGCTGATAATTATATATATCAGAACAGAAAAGTTAATGGTACTTTTGCCATTGACGAACTTATGAAGCAGGGTGTAATCATTCATGCCGAGGCTTAAAGCGAGGTGAGAAAAAATGAAAGCAATCAAAGACAATAAGTCATATACAGTCAACACAGACGAGGAAGCTAAGACTTATGTATCCCGTGGTTATGATATTCAGGATGACAACGGCAAAATCAAAGAATATGGATTAGGCAAGAAAATTTCTGTTGATGATTACAATACTTTGAAGAAAGAAAATTCAAAGCTCAAAGCCGAAAACAAAAAACTTAAAGAGAGTACCAAGTCAGACACAAAGGAGTAAATCTATGTATGCCGATTACATTGAACATCAGGGCGGAGATGAAAACAGTATTATCTCTGCCGAACACATTGATGTTCTGACTTTTAACCGCATTGATTTTGAAAAACTTTCGGAAATGCAGAAGAGAATCATCGGCAGAGTGCATAGCAGACTTACTGCTTTTGAAGAAGAAAATGCCGATATGATTTCTTCCTACCTGAAAAGCTATTCAATCAACGGCACATCAATGGAATTTGGCGCAAGCTGGAATTTAATGTGTATCAGCGGAGTGGCAATTCCTGCCGACCTCTATGCGTTGCTAAAATCAACAGGACTTTGTTATCCTGCAATCTGAAAGGTGCGTGAAAACCGTGAAATTTCCGTCACTTGTAAAAAAGCAGTTCTGCAAAACTTCTGTCGAGGTCACAATCTACGGTGAGGGTGTTACCGAAGACGGAGCACCCCTGACCGTGTTTGAATGCAAAAATCTGTATCCCTCCGACAGCTTATACCCGTCAGCAACCCTGCACGGTGGCTCTGCCTTGTGTAATATGCAGTCAAAGGCAAAGACAGTCTATACCAAAGAACAGAAAATTGTTCAGGTGTCGGCTGTCTTGCTTTTTGACGGCGACATTGCTCCCGACAGCCCAAATTTAAGTGGTGGCTTTGTAATCCTTGACGGCGTAAAGAGAAATATTGTGCAGAGCATTAAACACTGCAACCCTGACGGTACAGTTAATTTTACGGAATTGGATGTGATTTAATGGGATTTTCGGTATCATCAAAAATCAAACTCAACATGCCTGTTGTAAAACAGCTTGATAAGGCAAAGCAACAGGCTCTTGAGCAGACAGGTGATGCACTTCTTACACAGGTGAAAAACACGCAGGTAATGCCGTTTGATACGGGTAACCTTCAGAACGAAAATACCTTTGAAGATTGTGCGCAGAGTTGGAACGGCACGGTTAAAATAGTGTCAAGCACTCCGTATGCAAGGCGGTTGTATTTTCATCCCGAGTATAATTTCAGCCGTAAGGAAAACATTGCCGCCGGCGGTAAATGGTTTGCACAGTGGCTTGAGGGCGGTACACGGCAGAATTTTTGCAGTCAAACATTCACTAAAATATATAGGAGAAATACAGGACTTTGATTTACTTATCGGACATCAGAGATTGGCTCAAAAGCGTTACCTCAGCCGAGCATTATTACATCGGCAAGCTTGACAACAAGCAGGACAGGTCAATCGGTGTGTATTCATTAAAGCAGTCGGGAACACCCACAAGGGCAATCGGCGGTGAAAGCACCTACGATACAATGAGCGTGTCTTTGCTTATCCATTACACCGACAACGCAAGAGAAACCGAGGAGTTTGCACGCAGACTTTACGAAACGCTTTACGGCATTAAAAAAGTTGAAATTAAGGAACACAAAATCTATATAATCGAACTGCTCACGGAAGAACCCGTTGATGTGGGAACAGACGACAAGGGTGTGTATGAGCAGGTCATTGAAGTTAAATTTTATTACGAAAGGAAGTAATTTTATGGCAAAAGTTGAATCGGGAGTATTCCCATGCTATGAAAATCAGTTTGCGGTTGGCAAGGCAGGAACAGAATCCGCCACGACAAATATTGCTAACTGCGAAGAATTTTCTGTTGCATTTGACAACGGTGTCGAGGAATGGACAGCCTTTGAAAACGAGGGCTGGAAGTCAAGGCTTATGACAGCAAAGTCAATCACAATTTCGGTAAAGGGCAAGCGTACAATCGGTGACGCAGGCAATGACCAGATTGCCGCCCTTGCATTTGAAAACGGCAGAAAGGCAGAAGTTTCGTTTATGTGGACCTTCCCCAACGGTGCAACCGTCCTCTTTAAAAATGCAGTTGTATCCGTTACATCAAACGGTGCAGGCGCAAGTACGGGTGTTGCTCCGCTTGAATTTGAAGTTATGTCAAACGGCAAACCCGTATATACAGCAGCCGCTTAAAAAACGAAAGGAATGAACGATTATGTCAAAGCTAATTGATATTACAGACAAGCTTAATTTTGAGGAAAAGCCGAGTGTCAGAGTTAAAAATGTTGACCTTGCAATCAACAATGACGCAGTTTCAATGCTCAAAGTTGCGGCACTTTTTGAGGACGGCAACGGTAAAAGTAAAGATGTTATCGAAATGTATCATCTTCTTTTTGATGAATCCGAGAGAGAAAAGATTGAAAAGTTAAAGCTGAATATGCACGATTTCAACGCCCTTATCAGCGAATCTGCCAAAATTGCAACAGGCGATTTGACTGACGAGGGGGAAGTTCAGACCCCGGCTACGACCTGATTGATGACTTTGATTTAATCGTGTCGAGCTTTCGCTCGGAGTACGGGGTCAGCATTTATTCAAAGGATTTTGCTAAAATGAGTTGGAATGAGTTCTGCTCACTTCTGCAAGGCTTAGGACCCGAAACACCGCTTGCAAGAACGGTTCAAATTCGCCTTGAAACCGACAAAGAGGTCTTGAAAAACTTTACTTCGTCACAGCATAAAATCCGCAACAAGTGGCGGTCAAGGAATATAAAGCACTATTCAGACGAAGATATGAACACCGTTCTTGCAGAATTTCAAAACTTTTTTGCTAATCTGTAAATTTGTACATAATTTTCGCTGTATCTACAAAATTCTTGACAATGTTAATATATAGTGATAAAATGTAACATACACTAACAAATTTATTAAGGAGAGTGTATGTTTATGAAATGTCCACATTGCGGAAACGAATTAAAGGACGATGCAAAATTTTGCGACAAGTGCGGTGCAGGATTTGGCGGAAACGATTCAACCTCGGCAACCGTAAATCCTGCAAATGCAAAGAAGAAAATTTACAAGCGTTGGTATTTTTGGGTTATTATCGTTGTTGCTATTATGATTGTTGGCGGTGTAAACGGTGCAATTAACGGTAACAGCGGTTCAAACAAATCAAAGCAGGAAACTACTGTTGCAAATCAGAGTTCAGAAAAAACAACTGAAAAAGCGACAGAAGCACCGACCACAAAAGAAGTTGCAACAGAAAAGCCTACTAAAGACCCGAAGAAGGTTGAAAAAGAATTTAAAGACGGTTGCAAAACAGTCGACTTTAAAACTCTTTCAAGAAACCCTGACAAGTACAAAGGTAATGACTACAAGTTTGAAGGTCAGATTATTCAGGTTCAGGAAGGCTGGGGCGATTCGGTTGACCTGAGAATCAATATAACCAAAGAAGAAAATGAGTATCTTGATGAACCATTGTGGACTGATACAATCTACGCAACTGTAGAAATTCCTGACGGTGCGGACAAACTCCTTGAAGATGATGTAATCACATTCTGGGGAACTTGTGACGGCGACTATACATATGAAACCGTAATGGGCAACAATGTGTCACTTCCGAAAATCGACATCAAATACTACGAACTCAACAACTAAAACAAAAAGCCACTCCAAATGGGGTGGCTGTTCTTTTGCAAAATTTTTAAGCGTACATCATAGCGGTGTGCGCTGTTTTTATGCCTGTTTTTAAAAAATCTAAAATGAAAGGAAGTGGTGAATATGGCGACAAAGGCGGGTGAAATTGAGCTTGATGTCAGGCTGACAGGTGATGATATTTCAAAAACATTGCATAAGATTTCCGATTCAATTACCAAAAAGTTTGATTCGGCGTTTTCAAGTCTTTCAAAAGATTTTGAAAATGTAAGCACTGATATGAAACAGTCCTTTTCAAAGGTTGCAGAGGGCGTTTCTCAGAAAACCGAAAAAGAGTTTTCAAACATCAAAGGCAGCGGTGAGCAATTAAGCAATTCGGTTTCATCCTCGTTTAAGAAAATCGGTGCGGCTGTGGTTGCCGCTTTTTCTGTTGCCAAAATCAAGGAGTTCGGTCAGCAGTGCATTGAATCGGCTGCGGAAGTCAATGCGGCAAATTCGCAGTTTGAGCAGACATTCGGCACAATGCAGTCACAGGCAGAATCAGCCATTCAGAGCGTTGCCGATCAAAGCGGTATTCTTGAAACCCGATTACAGGGTGTCGGCACAAGCATTTATGCTTTTGCAAAAACTACGGGTATGGACAGTTCAAGTGCTTTGGGAATGATGCATGAGGCTTTACAGGTAACAGCCGACAGTGCCGCATATTACGACCGTTCGCTTGAAGACACCGCAGAAAGCCTGAAATCGTTTCTCAAAGGCAACTTTGAAAATGATGCCGCACTCGGTTTGTCCTGTACTGAAACCACACGAAATGCGGCGGCTAATAAGCTGTATGGTAAGTCGTTTACGGATTTGTCGGAATCGCAGAAACAGCTCACGCTTTTGCAAATGGTCAAGGACGCTAATCAGCTTTCGGGTGCTATGGGACAGGCAAGCCGTGAAGCAGACGGTTGGGAGAATGTAACAGGCAACCTCAGAGAAAGTTGGAAACAACTCCTTGCCGTAGTCGGTCAGCCTATTTTACAGGTGGCAACTCAGGTTGTAAAGCGGTTGAGTTCCGCACTTGCGATTTTAACGGAATATGCCAAAGGTGCGGTTGAATCGCTTTCAAAGGTCTTCGGCTGGGATACAGGCAACAACACCGCAAGCAATATCAAATCTGCGTCCGATTCTGCCAAAAGCCTTACGGATACGGCAGATGACAGTTCAAAGTCACTTGATAATGTTCAGAAAAGTTCCGAAAAAGCAAAGAGAAGTGTTGCGGGCTTTGATAAGCTGAATGTGCTTTCAAGCTCTGACAGCTCATCTTCAAAGTCAGACACCTCCTCATCAAAAAGCTCTTCAGGCGGTTCATCAGGCGGAGCTGTTGCAAAGAATGTTGTCAAGGACACAAGCAAAAACCTTTCGGGGGCATTCAAAAATCTATACGAAAAAAGCGGATTCAAAGGCTTTGTCGAGAATGTACAGAAAGGTATTAACAAGGTTGATTGGTCAGCTATAGGCAAGAACTGCAAGACCGTTTTTGATAATGCTGTTCCCATAGTTCAAAAGGCATTCGGCACAATGCAAAAGGTCGGTTCTGCAAAACTCGGGGCAATCGGCTCTGCATTCGGAGCGGTTGCGACAATCGGCGGAAAGTCATTTCAGACCATTTCAGGCGGTGTTGCTAAGTGGATTTCAAAAGACAGGGAAAAGATTATCGGCTTTATCGACACCATAGGCAACAATCTTACAAACGGCTATAACAACCTTTCAACCTTTTTTGATAATTTCGGTACACTTGCAGGCAATGCAATTGACAATGTTCGCCCTCAAATGGAAGAATCAATTTCCAATCTTTTAAGCGGTCTTACAACCTTTGCGGGTTCAGTCGGCGAAGTTGTTTCGGGTGCGTTTTCAATCGCAACCGAAAGCCTTGTTGAATGGACTGAAAATGACGGTGCAACAATCACAGAATTTCTTGAAAATTTACAATTGCAGTTTGCAGATGTGTTTGACTTTATCGGTCAGATTTTCGGAGATATCGGAACAATTATCAGCGAATGGTGGAACGGCAACGGACAGCAGATTTTTCAGAATGTCTGCAATATGTTTACCAATATCGGCACAACCCTGATGAATGTTTACAATCAATGGATTAAGCCTGCGTGGGATTTTATCGTAGCAATAGTAAAGTCAGCTTGGGAAAACTGGCTGAAGCCTGTTTTTGAGGGTGCAATAAACTTCTTCGGCAAGGTTGCAGACTGTGTTTCAACCGTGTGGAATAACTTCCTGTCACCGTTTGTAAACTGGCTTGTCAGCTTTTGGGGACCTATATTTCAGAATGTTTTCAATGCCGTAAAAAGAGTGTTTGATAATGTGTTTACATTTATCGGTGGGTTGGTTACCTCTATACAGAAAACATTCGGCGGTCTAATTGACTTCATTACAGGTGTTTTCTCAGGCGATTGGAACAAAGCATGGCAGGGTATCTATGACTTCTTCAAAGGCATTTGGGACGGCATTTGCGCCGTGTTTAAGTTCATTATAAACGCAATCATTGACGGCATAAATGCGTTGTGGACAGGTATTTATAACTTTGTTTCTGGCGTTGTTAATTCAATCGGCGGAATAGCCGGTATTATCGGAGCGGCTTTTGGACAGGATTGGAACTTTTCAATGCCTGAAAATCCGCCTCTTATTCCGAGATTTGAAGAACCCACGGAATCACCGGCACGAAAATTTGCAAAAGGCGGTATTGTTAAAGCTCCGACACTTGCGGTTGTCGGCGATAACGCAGGCGCTAACAGCGGTAACCCTGAGGTTATTTCTCCTCTTAACAAGTTACAGGGTATGCTCGACAATTCGGGCGGTCAGGATACAGTGATTCTCACACAAATTCTTGATCTGCTTAAACGCATTTATGAAATGTTCATTATCTTTCGCAATAACGGCGGCAACACTTATTCGTTTACTGCCGAGCTTGAGGGTTCAACGCTTTTTGAAGAAATGATAAGACAGGATGAGCTTTACAGACGCAGACACAACGGTAAATCCGCATTTGCATAAAGGGGGGATGATATGTCAAATTATAACGGCTATTTGCTTAAATTCGGCAACAACATAATGCCGAATAAGTACATTACCGCATTTTCATCAACTCCGAATCAGCGACTTGAAACTTCTGCGGAACGAGATCAGAACGGTACGCTTCAAAGGGCAACGCTGCCAAATTACAAAACAAAAATTTCGTTTTCAACTCACATTCTTCATCTTGACGAAAAGATTGATTTTCAGTCGATTATCAACCTCTCAATGGCGAATAAGTTACAGAGAAAGTGCAGGGTAACTTATTGGAACGATGAAACGAACAGCTATTACACCTCTTATTTTTATATTCCTGATATTGAATATACCGTAATGAATGCCGAAAAGAATGATATAACCTATCAGCCGATTACTGTTGAGCTGATTGAGTATTAAGGGGTGATTCTTAAAAATGCTTGTATCTAAAGAAATTGCTGATAAGCTGAAAACAAACACACTTTACAACACCGTTGTCCTGCATTCTCCTGACGGCAGTTTTGAGGATATAACAGGTGAAAGTATCGTGCTTGACAGCTTTTCGCTTGAAAATGAAATCGTTGAAAAAGAATTGAAATTCGGCGGTTGCATAGCCTCTGAAATGAGCGTGAAACTCATTGATTATGATTGCTCGGCTTTGATAGGAAAGACGGTACAGGTCATCATAACGGCAACATATCTTGAATCAGAGCTGTATCCGTCAGATGATTTGTACCCGTCAAATACTCTTATTTGTCCTGCTGAAACAGGAACGGTTGAATGTCCTGTTTTCTACGGTAAAATTCAGTCGGCTCAAAGAGATAAAAAACAGCGTAACATCGTCAAAATCACAGCCTATGACGCTTTTTATGATATGTCAAAGGTGGATATGTCTTTGTGGTTTGCAGGCAAAGAGAACGAGGACGGCAGTTTTGCTTATGGTTATGCGCACTATCAAAAAGACGATAATTTTAAGAGCTTTTATTCAATAATCGCAGAATTTGCCAAAGATTATGCAATTACAGGGGTTTCACCGCCGAGCTTATCTGTCTTTAGTGTACCGCTGAAATTTGACGATACCTGCGTGGAAAAGGTTATAAAGGACATTACCTTGTCAGGTTTAATCCAAGCTTATGCAGAATTAACTTTGAGCTTTGCCGTTATAGATGCCGACGGAAAAATGCGTTTTAAAAGGCTGTATTCTCAATCTTCCGTTGAAACAATCGATTCGTACAAAGATTTATTCTTTGAAGATTACGAACTTGAGCCTATCCGTATGTACAGTGCTAAGTTTGCTGATAAAAAAGCGTTTTTGTATGGCAACAGTAACGATTTTTCGTGGTATGTTTCCGATAACATTTTGATGAGGTGCAGAACAACAGCAAGTGATATCGGCACAAAATATAATTCTGTTAATTTTTTTGGTGATGTATATAAATATCGCCCGACAAAAATTAAGCTGTTTTCGTATTGGTGGCTTGAGGCAGGCGATAAGTACACAATTAAAACTCCGTTTGAAGATTTGCCGACAATCGAAACATTTGTGTTCAATAAGAAAATGGACGGATTTATAACTGCCCTCACATCAAAGGGCGAAAAACGATTAGGAAAGGAAGTAAAAGAAAATGAACAAATACAATAAAATTGTCTTTGTGAACGGCTCTGCTCCGCCCCTCAATGCCGACAACCTCAACCATATGGATGAGGGAATTGAACGGGCAACAGACGGAGCAATTGCACTTGAAACCGAAATAGCCACGGCAAGAGGTGATTCTGCCGACCTGAACACACGCTTCACCGCTGATGAAGCAAGCCTTGAAGCCGTGAAGTCTGAAATAGCCACAGCAAGAGGCGGTCAAAATTCACTTGGAACAAGGCTTGATAAAACAGACAAGAGTATTGCCCGAAAGCTTGATTCAATGCCGTTCGACAGCGAACCCAAAAATGCCAGCCCGTGTTATCTCACAAGCGGAGCAGTTTACAACGCTCTGCTTGTGAAAGCAGATAAAACCGCCTTGGCGACTAAATACGATTCGTCAAATATTGAAAGTGGTACATCAACACTCACACCATACTCAACCGTTGCAGATAAAATCGAAAGTGCAAACTGTACATATAAGACGATTGGTGACATCGTAATCGTCAGTGCAACGGTCAAAATGAACGCAGTATCTCTTAGCGGCAATAGCATGTGTCCGCTGATTGATTTGCCGTACAAATGTATTTCCGAGGACAATGTTTTTTGTGTCGGTATTTCAAACCTTGGCAAGCTCTTTAAATTTGCCATTCCGAAAAATAACACTTGGCTACAGTTTTCGACTCAGGATAAGACGGCTTACACATTTGCAGACGGCGAGCAAATTAATGTGATTTGCTTGTACAAAATTAAATAACGGAGGTAAAAATAATGGAACTTAAAGAAAAAATCACACTCGATATGCTCACAAAGGACAGCGTTTCGGTACTCAGACAGCAGTTTTTGACCTTCAACGGTGAAGAAATGCAGGTTGGCGGAAACATCCGCAACGCATATATGAACAGCAAATCAGGCAGAGAACAGCTCAAAACGGTGTTGTCTGATGAATACTATAACGCTGTCATGGCAGTTTGGGGCGACAATCCAACCGTTGATGAGCCGATAGAAAGCGAGATTGAAGTAAAATGACACCCGAAGTAATTGTATCGGTTATATCACTGTTTGGTACTTTAGTTGGCACGCTCGGTGGCATTTGTGTAAGCAACCGAATGTCAAACTATCGAATCGAACAGCTCGAAAAGAAAGTTGAAAAACATAACAATCTCATTGAGCGCACATATGCGATTGAACAGCACAATGCGGTTGTGGACGAAGAAATTAAGGTCGCAAATCACAGAATTGAAGACCTTGAAAAAATCAGCGAAAGGAAAGAATGAAAATGAAAAAGATTTTTACCAAAGAATGGGCAAAAGCAACAGCCGTCAGAGCTATTAAAACGGTAGCACAGACAGCTATTGCAACAATCGGTGTATCTGCCGTGATGACAGATGTAAACTGGATTGCAGTAGGTTCTGCAAGCCTTTTGGCAGGTGTATTGTCTGTACTAACAAGCATTGCAGGCCTGCCCGAAGTATCGGAAAGCGAGGAGTAACAATGGCTAAATATCGTAAAAAACCAATTGTAATTGAAGCCTATCAGACTGACAAAGAAATGATTATTCCAACGCTTGAAGGCGATATGTACGCAAGTGTTGGGGATTACATTATCACAGGTGTAAACGGTGAGAAGTACCCGTGTAAACCCGATATTTTCAAAAAAACTTACGAGAAAGTGGAGGAATAATTATGACAAATGCAAATTTTATTGAGCTTGCAATCTCAGAGGTACGCAAGTATGTTTTAAATCACTTAGATAAGTCAGATGGTACACCTATTTTTGACATCTTTGTTGTGTGGTCATGTAAGACTTTGCAAAACCACAAATGCCTTATCAGCACAACATTACCCGATGGTATGTACTACGAATGCACATACAATGGCTATAAAAACGAAATGTATCTTGACGCATACAAGAAGTTTGAAAACAAGAAAATCATTTACGAAAGTGAGGAATAGTAATGAAAGTTACTGCTATTGATGTCAGCTATTGTCAGACAGGAGTTAACTACAACAAAGTCAAGAACAGCGGTATTGATGCTGTGATTATCCGTGCAGGGTTCGGTAAGGAAACCTATCAGAAGGACTCAGAATTTGAAACACACTACAAGAACGCTAAAAAAGTAGGTCTTGCGGTCGGAGTATATTGGTATTCATACGCTTACTCTGTTGCAGAGGCAAAGCAGGAGGCTAAGGTATGCCTTGCGTGCATTAGGGGCAAAACGCTTGAATTACCCGTATATTATGACCTCGAGGAGAGTGGTCAGACAAAGCTCGGTATGTCGGCTCTGACAAACATTGCAATTGCTTTTTGCGATGCTATCAAATCGGGTGGTTACCGTGCGGGGGTATACAGTAATCTTAACTGGCTTAACAATCACCTTGATTATGAAAAGCTCAGAAGTAAGTACAGTATTTGGCTTGCACAATGGTCATCCAACCCATCCAAGTCTTGCGATATATGGCAGAATGCCGATAACGGCAGAATCAGCGGTATCAGCGGTAATGTTGACACGGATGTCATCATTAATAAAAACATTATCAAATCAAAGTCAGAGGTGAAGGAAGAAATGATTAAGTACGGCTCACACAATACAGCGACTCTTGCATTTAAGAAACAGTTAATTACTTTGTACAACATGAAAATCATCAAAACAAAAGTCGATAACTCGAATGGTTTTGGTGACGGCACTTTAAAGGCTGTTAAAGAGGCACAGAGGGCAGGTAATATCACAGCTAATGGTATCGTTGATGAGAAAACAGTCAATGTGATTTATCATCTTATCAATGATTGCAATTGGGCTAAAGATAAGAAAATTGCAAATGCCAAAAAGGCACTTGGCTGATGTTAAATATTTCGCACCGTTGCAAATTTTATGTGGCGGTGCGGATATCATAAATGAAGAATTGGGATGACGAAAACGGTAAATTTATATCAAGGCGATTGTCTTGAAGTGCTGAAAGCCTTGCCCGATAACAGCGTTGACCTGTTACTGACAGATCCGCCTTATGTGTTAAACACAAAGGGGGGTGGAACTGTAAACAAGAAAATGAAATTAAGTGAATCTTTAGCGGATGTCGAGAAAGCAAAAATAATTAATGGGTATGATATTGAACTTTTCGGACAAGAATTTTTGCGAGTTATGAAAGAAATCAATGCTTATTTTTGGTGCAATAAAGCACAAATATATGATTATTTAAAATTTTATGTCGGGCAACTTAAATGTAAATTTGATATTATTTGCTGGCACAAAACGAACGCTTTGCCCACCTATTCAAATAAATATTTAAGCGACACCGAATATTTACTTTATTTCAGAAAAGGAAAAGGTAAGTGCTTTCCCCACAGTTACGAGGATGCAAAAACATATTATTTAAGCGTTTCAAACCTAAAGGACAAAAAAATGTGGAAACATCCAACCATTAAACCTCTTAACATTACTGAAAAAATAATCCGAAACAGTTCAAAGGAAAATTTCACAATTTTAGATCCATTTATGGGGAGCGGAACAACAGGTGTTGCCTGCATAAATACAAACCGCAAATTTATCGGCATTGAACTTGACGAAAAGTATTACAAAATTGCTGAGGAAAGAATAAATTCAGCGATTAAACAAACTGCATAAAGAAATAAAAACACATAATTGCGAAAAAATTCCCCTCACTTATCTTTAATGACAGTGTGAGGGAAATTTGTTATTATTTATTATTATTTTCTTCTGCAATCCTTCCAAGTTCACGGATTACAAGTTTTTCAACGTATGCGGGAGGCTTCCTGATGCCAGCTTCCCAATTTTCAATAGTTCTTTTAGGAATTTCAAAAACTTTGCTCATTCTCTGTTGAGTTAGTCCGGCGCTGAGCCTTGCTTCTCTAATCGTCAACTTTATCAACCCCTTTCATAAAACCGTCAATCCAAATGACCTTGCCGGTCTGATATCGGCGGAAGTGCCCTCTAACCTGAAACACACCTTCGGGGCTTCTGTGACGACCAACCGAGGCAGCATATAATTGATTCTGAAAAGGTCTGAATACAATTGTTTTGTTGCCTTTTTGATTTTTCCCGACTGCTGAAAATTCTCGCTTATCTCGGTCAAGAAAATTCCCATACCACAGAAAAGCGTTTGTGTGAACATACGAAGTTATCAAAATCATCATCACATTAAGCTGTTCTTGGCTCATTTCAGTTTCTTCTGCAATTTTATAATGAATTTGAAAATCGTTCGCACCTTCGGGAGTAGGGAAGAACTCGCCTTTAGCGAACAGTTTTTTGTTGATTTTCAGAGAGAATTTTCTTTCAAGTCCTTTCGATTCGACATATAGCGCGTATTCAGGATTATCTTTTTTGCGTATTTCACATTTTTGGAAAAACGGTTCAGCTAAGGAACATTTCAATCTGTCTTTGTCAGCCCATTCTCTAAGATAAGAGTAGGCGGATTTTTCAATGTATATGGTATTCA